GTTGCTACTCCCTTCAAGACTTTTGCAAGATTGTCAACTACCAGCACCGCGCCGGACTTAGGCATGTTGTTCTAGCTGCCAAGGATCGAAGAAACCCGCCATCACCTGACCCCGCACACGGTAGCCCATCTTGATGGCTTTCTCAATGCGCTCTGACATCCAGTAACGAGCCTTCTTCTCATCGATAAATGGCGGTGATTCCGCTACAATACCACCTGTTGACGAATACACCTTAGCAACAAAGCCACGCTCTGACCTAAAATCATGCTGAGCCGCTGGCTGATAGCGCAGACCGTGCTTGCGAATTTCACCCTTGAAATAGCCCCGTCGCACCTTTGCCGCTGATTCACCGGCCTTGTAGCCGCGCTCCCACTCTTGGGACATCTTAGCGGCATCTGGTCCAGCGTATTGATTGTTGCGATACGGATTGCTGGCGTAACGCTCGGCTTGCGCGCCCGCGTGCCAGCCCCGGCCGTAGGCTTCCTCTTCCCACGTAATGTCGCGGGTGTTATAGATTACGAAGCGGCGGTGCATTTAGCCAAATCCCACATCACTGGGTGCTATGCCCGGCCATGGTCCGGCCCATGCATCCTCACCCCAGGTGTTCCAAGTCAAGAATGGCAACGGTGCTCTTCCTATTCCAATCTGGATTGGCCCAGAGCCAACAAACCGTGCCAGCCGCAAAAATCTTTGGCCGTAAATGGTCTGGTTCCAGAACCCACCATCCAGCTCAACAACCTCACTGACCGAGTAGCCAATCGAAACTGAACCCACGGACTTGCTATTGACTATCCCAATCTTGGTACCAGGATCACCACCCTTTGCTGCTGTATCCGCCGCCTGCTTCTCCAGCACGAGATTATGCGCCACAAACATCTCAGTGGCAAAGTCGAGCTTGGTTGTTGGCGGGCTGGTAGCCGTGGCGGAACCAACACCCCAATAATTGGTATTGAGGAGTAGCGTAGCGATTGCCAACCAGTAGGTCACTGAGTCATTTGGATACGCAGATAGGTTCCCAAATACTTCCGAGAAGTCATCACGAAAGCTTTGGATGGTGACAGACATTTACGCAGTACCACAAGCCTTGATAGCGCCATCAACTTGACGCTTCAAAAGCTGGAGTGCATCCCGCAGGTACGGCAGCTGATCTTCCATTGAGATGCTTGACGTTAGCTGCCCAGCCGCCGACTGTACCGCGTTCAAGTTAGTATTGATACGCCGCTTTTGCTCAACCCACTTAGTGGCTCGCGCAAGGTTCCATTTCTCAGGCTCGTCCCGTGTTGGACCACGATGGTTGATGATCTTGATCCTGGGCGCGGGCTTCATGGCTTTGTACTCAACTTGCCTGCACTTCTACCGCCACCATACCTGTATGAGTTCTCCTTGATCTCAGACGGCGACACCGAATCAGGCAGCTTAAAGGCCTGCGTCTTATCCTGCTCTGGCGTCTTCGGCGGTGCGCTTACGCCGGCAAAGCCCGACACCGGCTTCGCTGGCTCGATGTCAGGCATCTTTTTCAACGGCTGAATGCCGGTTGGCTTATTGGGTGGGTCTGGTTTTGTCACCATAGCATTGCTCCTTATTTCCCACCAGCGCGGCGGCGCATTGCATCAAAAGACATACCTGGACCGGCATCCTTAGCCGCCGCGAATGGCTCCGTGGTACGTGGCAGACCTTCTACCTTCGGCCCAATTGGCCCTTTCGTGGACATCGGGCCAGATGCAGGCTTGGGTGTATCCACGTCTTTTGACGACTGCTCTTTGATGCGCTCAGCCATCTCCTGACGCTCGGCAGGCTCATCCTGGTTGCTCTTGCCTGCGCTTTTGAGTGACGCAGCCACGGCCTGCTTCTGAGGATGACCAGAGTGCATCATCTCCTCAATGTTGTGGCCAACTGTTTCCGATGAACTACCTTTTTCAAGAGGCATCGCTGCTCTCCTTCTCGCGGATAAACGCCGCGTTTGGAATCAAGGTGGCATCCGTTAGGTTGTCACCATAAATTTCTACACGGGTATTCAAAAGCCACCGCTCATCCGCTATGGCTTCTGAGATGCTACCGTCATCCTCAACCTTGAGCATGCAAGGCACAAGGAACGTACCGACTAACCTTGACATGGCGCCTCACTTCTCTTCCTGCTTCACCACCGGACCGGCTTTCCGCACTTTATTGTGCTTTAGCCACCAATGATCGGCCAACGATGCTGCCACCATGTGGACACCCTGCTCGAAGGTATGCATGATGCCCTCATGCTGAAGCATGACCTTACGCGGAAATAGCAGCGGGACCATATCTTCCTGGTCCAGCTCTTTCATCCGCTCTTGGACGCTAGTGGCTTCCTCTGCCACCTTTGCCGGGTCGCCAATCCGGGGACCAATTGCTTCGCGTTTGTATTCAGGCAAAGCCTCTTCGTCCGTGCCTAGCTCATCACCCGGCTCCGGCTGATTGAGCTTCTCTTCCTTCACCGGCACAAGCCCGGACATGTCCTTGCCTTCCTTTGGACGTACACGTTCAACAGCCATGGTGTTCACTCCTGGTTTAATGGATTAACGATAGCAAATTTGAAGAAGCGCGACACGGTATAGACATACCGCGCTCCTTCAGGTTGTGTGCTTCCATGAGCTTACTCCTTCCGTATTACACACGAAGTATAGCCCTAGGAGAGCCCATCACGATAAGCCGTCACGATAGGCACAGCATTCTGGATACACAATCTCCAACACGCCCAGGCGGCCGTAGTAAGTTGAACGGTGCCAGATGCTGTCGTACTGGAGCGGCGTCTTGCTCAGCATGGTCATCGGGTAACGAACACGGTCCTTATCGTTGGTGTACACCACCATACGATCATGACCCGCAGCACCCGTACCAACTGTACCGCCAACGCCCGTACCAAGACACCACTTGACCGGCTTGATGTCGATGGTGGCGCCACCTTGCCGAGCAGTGATGTTGTTTTCAAGCACGTAATTGAGGATCGACACGTTGCCGGCGCTCGACACCTTTTGAGTGGCGATGTAGCCGAAGTCGGTCGGCGGAAGCAGGACATCGGAAGGCAAGATTGCCCAGCCGGTTGCCGCCCACGCTGAGGTCAGAACTTCGTTGAAGTCCTGAAGAATCTCATCGGGGGTTTTCTGCGTCCACAACGGCGTGCCCTGCGCACCGTTGGCGATGTTGGCCACGTTGGTAATGGCGTCAGAGGTCGTGCGGTTGTTGGAGTTGACAAGACCATAGAATGCACCAGGGGTATCCCCGTAGTACACCATTTCGTCAATTTCCATCTGGTGCGCCAGTTGCAGAGCGCGATACTTCTGCTCATCAACCGGACGACCCAGCTTCGCGGCTGACTCAAGCTCCAACACCGTATAGGCGAGTTCCTTGCCCCACGGGATCAGCGGTTGGGTCAACTTGGCGATGTCAACCGACACGCGGCTCACCTGGTTGGTGTCCTTGCCAATCCAGGACTTGGCATTGCCGATGGTCTGGCCAGTGCCAAGGCTACCTGCCGAGTAGTAGGTGGAGATGGTGAAGGACGACGCTTCATCCGCCGTTGTCACGTCCTCGCGGAGCATGATGTCGCGGCCCCAGGTCACCGCTGCCAGCGGCTCGTGGAGTGTGAGGTCCAACCGTTCCAGTTCACCAACCAGGAACGCACCCGTGGAGTCCACGGTACGACCGTCATGCGTGGTAAAGTTATGGCCCAAAGGCTTGCCACGCATGTTACCGCCGCCGTCCACCGTAAACTGGGCAGCGTCGTAGGTCAGCATGTCGATGGTCCGGTGCCGCCCAAGATTGCGGCGGCGCAGAACCTGCTCAGGCAGCGTAAGCGCGCTGGCCGAGCGAAAGTCACGTTCGTGTCTCATCGTTGATCCTTTCTGAGTTCGCGCCGATTAGAAGAGTATCTTGAGTTCGGCGACGCCGGTGCTGTCCGGTGGCGAATTGTAGGCGTAGGTGCCGACAGTAAGCTCCAAGATGTTGGCGCCCGTTGCCGCTTCGAAGCCACCTTGAATATGAGCACCAGTGGTGGTGCCATAGTAGATGTAAACGTTGCCGCCTTTGAGGCAGGCTCCGTTAACAGCCACCATCATATAGCCCGCCGTCATCACGTCGATGGGCTGCAACGCAGGTGGCGTCACTGAACCGTAAGCCACTGCGCCGTAGTTGTTGCTCGTGGTGGCCTGCTGAATGGGGTACGGACGCGCCGTGACACCCCAAATCGCCGTAACGCCAGAGTCACCAGCCACAATAGGCCGCACGCCCTGCGTGGTCGCGTCCACCAACACCGGCTGACCATAGGCAGTCGGCGGTGCGCTGGAATCGATCAAGCAAGGCTGGATGGAAACGGGATGGCCCCGGTTGATGTCGCCGGGAACACCCGCACCCATGCGGAAAGTGTACGATGTGTCGCAGGTGCGGTGCCGACCGAGAGAACGGCGGCGCAGCCCAGCTTCGGGAACAATCAGATTGCTGTGCATTGAAAGGTTCTCCTTTCCTGAGAACGGGCTTAGGCCGACTTCCGGCCGTAACGCTCCTTGTTACGAGCGTTGAGATCAGCAATGGTATTGACCCTACCTTTTGCCTGGGTAACACCACCACTGTTTACCGTGCTGACACTACGGTCAGTTGCACGACTGTTGTTGGCAGCAGCCGCCTGCGCAGCCACCACGTTGAACAGCACGCGCGCCTGACCGTCACTGAGCGTTTTGGCGTCAAAGGTACGACCGCCAACCGCGATGTCGATCATGCCGCGCGTCTCCGGCTTGGAATAGGCCAAGTCAAGAGCTGTACGCCGAAGGCCGCTGATGGCCTTGAAGGTCTTGGCCGGAGCAGATGCCTTGTCGAAAGTTGGCACCCGGATGCCCGGTGCAAGAACTTCCGCCTTGGACACGCAATCCTGGAACGAATCCTCCAGGTACATGCTGTCTTTGGCTCGCTTTGCCTTGTCGCCAGTACCAGGAGGCGCTTCGAACTCCAACTCACCGAGAATGGACTTGTTGGCTTCGTCGCGCTTGTCCTTGTTATCGTGACCACGGCGATCATCCTGGCGCCGGTCCATCTCAAGGTTCGGATCCTCAACATCGTCCTGATGTTCCGGCTCGTCACCTTCCTCAGCAGCCCATTTCTTCAGGGCAGAGATGTCATCATGGATCGCCTTGAACTTACTGTCGCAGTCCTTCTGGAACTTCTCCAGCCAGGGCGGCGTCTCGTCGTCGGAAGTGGGATTTTCCGGCGGGTTCTTCGGCGGCATTACACCATGCTCCTCGTCACCTTGAGGAATATGGTTATGGACTTCGATGGTGTCCGGCTCCTCATCATGCTCCGGCTCTTTCACCTTCTCTTCCAGTTCTTCCATCGCGTCGTCGAAAGCAGATTCGTCTTTCGCGCGGAAGGCCTTGCGCATTTCGCGCATCACGCTCTTAATGGACATGGGCCTTTTCTCCTTTCCCATGGTTGTGTCTACCGTCCTGCGGTCGCCAATTGAACAACGCGGGCCGCATCTTCCGCGCTCTACAAGTGCAAGATGATTGTACAAGATGTTGGCCTGCTCCCCCTCACCAGGGATTGCATCGCCAGCATCGTTCAGAATTTCGAGATAATCTGGGTTATACCCGCAAGAGACTTCGCGTTTGTCACCCTCAACGTCCCCGATGGTCTCATCATCAAATATAATCAAATCAGCCACCAGGAAGTCTTTATGCTCACCGTCACCCCGGCGTGGATTGACTACAACACCCCGTGTGTAATACCGCCAGTTCTTTGGGTCCACGTCAACAGGCGGGTGATCATCCGTAACTGGTTTGCCGTTCAATGAAGCCATGCTCTTGGGCGAAAATACCTCAGCCTCATTGCGGTAAATCTTGACACGGCCATCACGGCCTACCTTAATTGGCGTCTCATCCGGGCCGTAAATCATCTCGCCCGTGCGTGCTACTGGCACGTCATAGCAAATCAAAAAGCCTTCTGGCGTACGCTCACGCTTGGGACCAAGCTGCTCAGTGGTGTAGTACTCAATATCCGCCGTGTCGCGGTCACGCGTCGCTACGCGGCGATGATCCTTGACTGGCAACACACCACCTTCACCTGTTGGTGACTTGCCGCCAACCAAATCATCAACAAACGCGCGCAGTGAGTCTGAATCAGCCTCTTCGCTTGAGTCCAGAAGTTCCTGGTAGAACTTCGCGGTTTCCTCAGCGCCAGGGTGCTCAGTCAGCTCTTTCAAAACCGCCGTTAGGTCCACGTTTATATGCCTCATGTGAGCTTAAAAGACCAGTCTTAACTGCCTGCTCATAGGAACGCTTTGGCGCATCGCCATAGTCTTGAACCACTTTTGCCGACACGTAACGACCAGTTTTCAAAAAGCGATCAATCGCCGACTTCAAAGCCACTTCCTCTGGCACATCGATGTAGCGCAGGTTGACTGTATAGCCAGCAGCCTTCAGGCTCTTGAGGTCCTTTTCGATCTTGTCCGGGCTATCAATGCGCGGCCACACAATATTGTCGCCATTAGCCAATGCCTGCTTTAGCACGCTGCGCGTTATACCAGAGCTTTCCTCGTGAACCGCAAAGACACCCTTACCGCCTTCGTATTCAGGCAAATAAGACTTGGCAATATCCGAATCAATCTCAATTGCACCACCATCCAACAACGGATTAGCAAACTTGCTCTTGCCAGCACCAGGAAGGCCAAGGACAAGTGTGGCCTCACGATTGCGCGTGCGCTTATCAATATCCTTGTTGTAGATGTCACTAGCTATCTTCTCACGAAGCTGTTGCCGCTCTGGGGTGTTGATCTTGTCCGTTGGTTCCCTAAACCGTACCACCGAATCCGCGTATGACAATCGGTCTGCAATCACGGCTGGCGCTAGGGAATCAGCATCAGGCGCAGCGCGAAAGTCCTTTTCCTCGCCCTTCAACAATTTCTCTAGCGTCTTGCGGCTTTGATAACCCAGCACACCATAGTGTTTGTTCTTGAAAGCCGATTTCAAAACATAGTCAGTCTTGAAAGGCACACCGTAGTAGCCTGTAATACCCTCATTCGGGTCTACGGTTGGATCAAAAATCTGGCCGGTCTTGTCTACTGTCCAAGCGTGGTGAACTGGAACGCCATGAACCAAAACGTAACCCTCAACATAAGTCAAATCCGGGTTATTGAGAGCTGCCTTGGTAGAGTTCTCATAGCACAAATGCATTGTGCCACGCTCACCTGCATAAGTATTTTCATTCGCGGTGAATGGCATACCATGGTCAAGAATGAATTTCTCGCGCGCCTTCACACCTTCGGGCGTCTTCTGCATCTTAGACAGTTGAAGCAAGTAGCCGTCTAGCGCAAGCACCCCATCCAGCTGCGCCTTGCGCCCAGCGATGCGGCCAGGGATGATAGGCTCATTTTCACTCTTGCCCTCTTGCTTGGGTGGTTCCTTACCACCTTCAGGCTCAGTCTTTTTGCTGCCACCCGGCGCAGGCGCAAACTGACCTGCGTTGTTTGGCTGACCACGCGGGTGTTCTGATTCCTTAAAATCGTCGCGGGTGTGATACATCAATATGGATTTGCCATGCCAAACTGCGGCCGCGCCCAGTTCAATACCGCGTGTGCGGTCAAGTTTGTATCCCAATTCGCCTTCTGTTGGAGTGAGGCTTGGCTGATGTAGCCCTGCTCCCAAGTGCTGGTCTGCCCGCTCAGGATCGCCGGCACGGTCGCCTGATAGCCATAGGGCAGGCTCTCGAAGTAAGTCCCGATCACGTCGGTTGGCGGATCGCTGCCGAGCGGTGCAAGCGGCGGTGCGACCGATGCTGTCTGACCGTGACCAGGCGTGTCGCCGCCCGCGTTCAGCCCTGCCGCCGTGCAGTCCGCAGCGCGGTAGGTATTGTTTGAGTACGTGTTGTTGACGACCGTCGCCACCGTGGCACCTGCGCCAGAACCGCTGCCGGACAAACTGACAAACCCGATGGTGTCTCCGACTTGGTAGCCGTAGCCACTGCTGTCCTGCTGGTAGACGGCGACGACCTGACCACCGGGGTTGATTGTGACGTGGACAACATCCCCAGTTCCGTTAGTGCTGTTGGTAGTGGTTCCCACATTGTCGTAGGCCGCGCTGTAGTTCGAGCCGCCGACGAGACTACCGAGCGTCGTGCCAAGGTTCCACGCCACGCCGTTCTCAAGCCCGGTCACCGCCGCCACTGTTGCCTGCCAACCGGAACCAAGACCGCCGAGCCCAGCGTTGTTGGACGAAACGATGTCGCCAACGTGGTAGTTCTTGCCGTACTGGTTGTACTCAAAAACGATGTTTGTCACGGCGCCAGTAGCTCCGTTGACCGTGACCTGCACGCCGCCGCCACTGCCGAAGCCGGTCAGCGGAGTTATGGGGATGCCCTCTTGGTTGACGCTGAGATAAGTCGAGCTTCCAGACTTCGGCGTGTAGCCGGAGCCATGTACTATTGAGTTGAAGCTGACCGGTTGGCCTTGCAGCGGCTTGATCGGTGTGGCGATGGAGCACACGATATTGTTCGTGATGACAGAAGTCGCCGGATAGTTGTTGCTGCCGGTTGGGAATATGCCAACTCCTTGTGCCGCCGCTACTGACCCCGCAGGCACATAAGCGATGAGATTGTGGTCGGCGGTGTAGGTGCCGAGCTGGTCCCCCATCGCGAAGGCTTGGTTGCCGTAGATCGCCGACGACGGCTGCGTGTAGTAGTTCGTTGTCTCGAAGATGCCGTTCCACGAGGCCGTGAAGTTGTTGTTGGCCAATATCGCCCCGGCCTTCCCCATGCCGAGCTGGATGGAGTTCTGGAAAAGCAGGTTCTCATACTCCGCTCCCTGGCACTCACACGCTATCCCGGCGCTGAAGGCCATGACGTTGCCGGTGAGATTGATGTTCCACGTCCCGACGACGCCCTGCGCCGAGTTCTGGAGATAGTATTGGTGCCCGTACTCGTTGCCCTGCGGGTAGAGGCCATTGTCGAAGGCTCCGACGGCCACGGAACCCGCCCAGTAGCCGATGACGCCGGACGGCGAGCCACCAAGCGTGATCGGTGTGCCGGAACATCCGCTCCCGATCCCGCTGCTCGGGGCAACTTGGAAGGTGTTTCCGCTCAGGTTGACAACATCATAAATCGTCCCGCTCGTGATCCCGGTCGGCAGCGTGCCGCCGCTGAACACCACGTTGCTGCAAGCGGTTCCGCTTGCCAACGGCGGCGTCGTTGGCCATGTGAACGTGCTCGCCCCGATGTTGACCGTGACCGACACTCCAGCAGCGGCAACCGGGTCCCACGCGCCGTAGAAATTGTAGTTCTCGTAGATGTTCAGGTTGGCAAGGCCTGACGTATAGACCGTGGCGGTGCGGTAGAACACGTTCCGGCGCAGCGAGACGAAGGGCGTGAGCGTGAGGACGTTGCCATCCTGCTCGAAGATCAGCGTGTCGTAGTACATGCCGGTGAACTCGTTGTCCTCCAGCAATTTCCAAGTACTGACGTTCTCCTGCGTCATACCGGCACCGTTGCCGCCGCCCTTGGCAAATAAGACAGGGTCGAACGCGGCGTTCAGCGGGTCAAGGTAGGTGGAGTAGCACTTGATACCAACCACGGCGAGGAAGTCCCCCGTGCCAGCCGCTATCGGCCTCGGCAGGCACCCGTAGGCGAACGTGTCCGCCATCTCCACGATCGGCCTGTCGAGGGCGATGATGCCGTGCAAGGTGTCGGCGGCGTCTGGGCAGCTCCCGACAGTGGCCGTGAGCGTGGTCGTCCCGGTGATGGTGGACGCGAACTCGCCGTTGAACTCGGCGGGGAGTTCCTGCGTCAGGACGACTTCGTAGGGATTGCCGTTCGTCCAGCCGTGTGGGGCCACGGTGGTCACCGTCATCGTTGTACCAACGCAGGTGATACCAGCGACTTGAAAACTACCGTATGGGTCAGGGACGAGGGGCTGGCCCGGATCGTAGGAGCCGATCAGCATCGGGTGCAGGCAGTCAAGGCCGCCGCCCGCGAAACCCGACTGAGGGTAGAACTGCTGGTTGGTGAAGACATCGCCCTTCTTGAGGAGAAACCAGTCGTCCTTGCCGATGTCGGCGGCGGCCTGAGACAGGACGTGCGCCGTGATCGTCTTCCACGGGCCGGTGTTGCCGGTGGTGTGCGCGACCTCCTTGCCGTTATAGCTGTCGCTGCCGTCGTTGGTCGAGATGTAGAAAATCTGACCGCCGCCGCCGGACGAGTTCGGCTGGTTGAATACCGTCCAGCCGTTCGCGTCGGTGCCGAGTTGCACCAGGCACTTGCTGTAGCCACCGGATAGGCCGACTTGGGCTTCGGCCCGCTGGCCGAGCAACATGGCAGTGAGGATGCAGAGGAAAAATCTCATGCCTATGCCGCCTCACTCATGAATGCAGGAACGTTGTCGTTGGACACCGGATTGATATCACGGCGAAGTATCCAGCCACCGACAATATTGGGCACACTGGCCGGAGCCGGGACAGCCGTGTCAAATGGCACGGCGTTGAACCAAAACTGCTGCGAACCAACAGGGTTGACGCCGGTTGATGTGGACCAATCCGCAACATTGCACCAGCCCGGTGCGCCGCTTCCGTAGGCCGTGAACGCGGCGGCGGTCATGTCACAGTCCGCGATGAACTCAAATTCACCATCACTGGGCGCAGTCGGGGAAGTGCCGCAGACAGGCACCACGGTTCCGGTGCTCCCTGAAAATGTTGCCAGCGCAATATCCGCATAGTTGGGATTCCAAAATTGAATTTGATCACCACTGCCGATGCTGCTACCACTGTTCGACATGGTGATTGTCGAGCCAGAGACAGTGATCGTGGTGTTGGGCGGGATCGCGCTTGCCGTGGTGGCGTCGCGGACGTACATACCACTGATGATCCACGCAGGTGGCGATGATCCCATCGGCAGGTTTGTAGTTGATGATGTGCTAGTCGTCTCCGCCATTGCCCCCAGTTGCCCATTCCAGCGCAGGTGGGTGCAATTTAGTCCACTGTACGCGGCACCCACATTGGGCGAGAACTCCTGATCGGAAAACACGTCCCCCTTCTTGAGAAGAAACCAGTCGTCCTTGCCGTTATCAGTCGTGGCCTGTGTCACGGCCTTGGCGATGGTCTGCCAAGGTGTCGTGACGCTAGTGCCGTTGTTGCTATCGCTACCGTCGTTGGTCGAGATGTAATAAATCTTAGCGCCAGAGGCGGTTGGCTGGCTGAATATCGTCCAGCCATTCGCATCCACTGGCAAGGACGATGGCTGTGTCCCGCACGCCCCTATCCATCCGTGCGTTGCTGCGTTAGCGATGGCCGGATGCAGCCCAAGAACGGCGAGCAGGCATAGCCATATGATCCACATCTAAAAACCACCGCCCAGAATACCGGTACTGCTAGCGGGCGTTGACGTGTCAAACGGCACGCCGTTGAACCAAAATTGTTGCGATCCAGCCGGATTAACTCCGGTCGAAGTTGACCAGTCCGCGACGTTGATCCAACCCGGCCCGCTCCCGGCATAGGTCGTGTATGCAGCGGCGGTCATGTCACAGTCCACGATGAACTCGGCTTCCCCATCAGCCGCTGTGGCCGACGTTGTGCCGCAGAGCGGGGAACCGACACCATTGCCGCCCCATGTTCCATAATTTGTGCTGAGTGTGGAAGTCGCCAGCACCGTGTCGGAAAAGAAATGCGAGCCGAGAGCCGGATTGGCGCGCACTATCAGACGCGGTTCATCTCCTACATAATTAACTCCGCTGGTGTAACCGGACGCACTCTTTCGTATCCACACACAGACTGTGACCGTATTGCCGCTCGCTACAGCAACCTTGACGCCTTGTCCCATCGGGGCGCTTGGTAGTTTGTTGCTGCCACTCGGAGCAAATTGGCTCATGACCTCCGCTGGTGAAACGGTCTGAGAAATGTTTATGCTACAAGACGCAGGCCCGTTGCTGCAAGTGCTTGCCGTGACAATCGTGCCAGCAGTGACGCCCGCACCATAAAGTGGAACGCCATACACAACTCTGGCTCCTGGTGCGTAGGCTACAGGAGAATTTGTCGTTGTCAGTGTACTGCTTGAGATAGAACCGTAAAAATAATTGCCGCCCGGCGTAAGGCGCGTCGAGATA